TAGGTTTCCGTCTTGCTGATGGCTATACTCCTAAGTCTAAACTTGCTGGTACTGAGAATATCATGCAGCTCATGCAGATCATCGGACAATCTCAGTATCTTCAACAAGCCTTCGGTGGTATGCTTCCTGGTATGTTTGGTCACATGGCACAACTTATGGGAGTACGAGGTCTTGAAGAATACACACCGAATGCCGAGCAAGCTAATCAGAATACTCAGCAAGCTCTCACAATGGAAGCTCAAGCTGCACAACAAGCTTCTCCTCCACCGCCTTCAGAAGAGGGTATGGTCTAATATTGATAACGAAGATAAAATGAGGAACATACCATGAGTATAAATAACATTATCCCTTTTGCTAAACTTAATGAGGCTGAAGAACTTGAAATTATTCAGATCTTCAATAAGGATGTGGTAATCAAATATCTTCGTATTCTAGGAACGGAGGATGCAAAAGATCTTCTCTCCTTGAGTATTTTAGATATGTCAGATAAAGATATCGCTAACAGGCACCATCATATATCTGGCAAACTTGCAGTAATAGCAACACTTCTCTCAATCTCAAAAACTTAACACTCTGCTTTGCAGAATAGGAGCTTTATCATGGGCATTATGGACTTCTTCAAAACTTCTCAGGACGGCAGCCAAGACGGTGCATCCGGTTCTTCTGATTCAAATAAGGCTGGTAAGGATGATCTTTCTTCCAGTCCTACTACTACTAATAAGGATGGTAAGATGCCGGGCACGGCAGAACTTCCAGAGAATCCACTCGATTCTTATGCTAAGATGTTCGAGAATGCAGCTAAGAACTCAGATATCCAAGCTCCTGAGTTTAAGTTGGATAGTAAAGTAGTCGATGAAGTCTCTTCTAAGATGGACTTTACTAATGGTGTAGATCAAGAAATGATGCAAAAAGCTCTTAATGGCGATGCTAAAGCGCTCCTAAGTGTTATTCAGTCCACTTCTCAAAACGCATACAAGGCAGCTATCAATCATGGTACTTCCTTAACAGACACGTTTATCAAACAACGTTCAGAGTTTGATATGAAGAGTATCAACAAAGGAGTTAAGACTGAGCTAACTACTCAAGCTATGTCTGACGCTCCTAACTTCGATCATCCTGTTATCAAGTCAGAACTTAATCGCATCGCTAGCCAGTTTGCTAGGGCTAATCCTGATGCTTCACCTCAGGAAATTGCGAAGGCTGCTAAACAGTATGTGACAGATATTGCTTCTGCTCTGAATCCCTCCTCTCCTGCCAACGAATCTTCTAAAGGTAAGCCTGAAGAGATGGATTGGTCTAAATACATGAATGGTTAACTTTTAAGGAACTACTATGGCCCTCATTACTGGTGTATTTAACACAGGCAAGAACCCCGCAGAACTTAATATGCGGTCGTTCGCAGGGACGATTCTTCGTCTCTTCCCGAATGGTTCTGCTCCGATGTTTGCTCTCTCCTCGCAGTCTGGCAAGTCCTCGGCTAAAGCTTCTACCCACGGCTACTTCAGCAAGGTGATGACTTTCGTTAAGACTTCTATCACTACTGCTATTGCATCTGCTGCTACTACTACGTTGGATGTGGCTTCTAGTGCTGGCATGACTGTTGGTATGGTTCTCTTCTTCCCGTCAGTTCGTGAGAATGTGCGTATTACTGCTATCAATAGTGCTACTCAGATTACTGTAGCTCGTGGCTTTGGTCGTACTGCTGCTGTAGCTGTTATCGCAGATGATGCTATTATCTTCCAAGTTGGTACGGCGTTTGAAGAAGGTTCTAACCGTCCGTCTGCTCGTCAGCTCGCTACTACCTACGTGCCGAACTATACGCAGATTTTCCGTAATGCTTGGGGTCTTACTGATACTGCTCGTGCTTCTCTGGCCGAAATGGGCTACAGCAACGTTGCAGAATCTCGTAAAGATTGTAGCATGTTCCACTCGGTTGATATCGAGTCTGCTATTATCTGGGGTCAGCCAGTAGCTCCTGCTGTTGGTCCTGGTGGTCAGCCGCTTCATGCCACGCAAGGTGTCATTGATGCTATGGAACAGTATGCTCCGGGTAATACTAATGCAGCTGCTTCTACTACTACCTATGACCAACTCGTTCAGCTTCTCGAACCGGCCTTCCAGTATTCTACGGATATGGCTAATCCGAAAGAGCGTGTTCTGTTTGGTGATGCTACTGCCATTCGTGTTATCAACGCTATCGGTGTTAAGTCTGGTCAAGTTCAGATTACCCAGAACGAGACTAGCTTCGGTATGCACTTCACGAAGTTCAAGTTCTACAAGGGCACTGTTAACCTGATCGAGCATCCTCTCATGAATGGACTCGGACAAGTCGGTTCTGCTCTGGTTATGGACATGCCTGCTCTCAAGCTGGCTTACATGAATGGTCGTGATACCAAGCCGGAAGAGTACGGTAGTAATGGTAAGATTCTGGAAAGCGGTATCGACGGTGTTGGTGGTTCTCTCACCACAGAGCTGGCAGTCGAACTCATCAATCCGTATAGCTGTGCTTACATTACGGGTCTGACGGCTGCTGCTTAATCTTTTCTAAGTGTCTCCTCCTCTGCGATAGCAGACCTCCTCCCTTAAACAAGGAGGAGGATTTTATTTGTTAGAAAGGTTTACAATGCCTACTCTTTCCGAAACCCTCGAAGCTAAAAAACTGGCTGCCTCTACTGAAGTAGATATTCCCCTAGATGAGTTTCTAGGAACTGATGAAGTTCTTACTGAAGAAGGTGAAGCTCCTCCTGAGGCAGAGCCTTACGCAATTACTACTGTTGATGCAGCTAACCTTACTCTTCCTAACAATGGTATCAATTCTCTCCAGTACCTTAAGAGGGATACCACAATGGAAGCAGATCGTGATCCTTCTGCTGCTCAAAAAGCTTTCATGACTCCAACCTTCGTTCCCGTTAATAATACTTACACTGCTGTAGATAATTCTCGTAAGGGTTATCAATTTCAATGTAACATTATCCGGCCTGATTCCTTCGGTGTCTATACTCCTGCTAATGCAGAAGAAGATGCTTTCCTGGCTGACCTAGCTGCTGCTGGCATTCTTACTGCTGCTATTGCTGCTCTTCCTACCTAAGGAATTACGATGAACTTCCAGGAAATTGTACAGGCTGTCATCGACATAACGAAACGACCTGATAAGAAAGCTGAGACGGAGAGGGCTGTGAATGCGGCTCTCTCCTTTTTCCATACTAACTCCCGTTTTGAAGCAGATCGTGCTGAAACAACTATTGCAATTCCTGCTGACGTTCTTGCTGGTACTGTTTCTCTATCTTCTCTTGTCCGCTTCCGGGTCTTTCATGTCGTCAAAGCCCGTAACAATCTTATTCCTCTATCTAAAATAGATCCTTCCAACCTCTTCGCTCCTGATGGTATTACGCAGGTTAATAAGTACTATGTTGCAGGAACTGATCTCACATACATTCTCCAAGCTAGTGATACTATTTTAGATGTCCTATATTACCAGTTTCCTGCTGTCCTCTCAGGTACTCAAACAGATTGGATGTTCGATGCTATTCCATCTTCTATTATTGATCGTGCGGCTAGTATTATCTTTAAGCAGATTGGTGATGATTCTTCGTTCCAAATTCATGCTGGCCTAGCTAAAGAAGTCTTCGATAACTTTGTCCGGGATATCTCCTTTCCGTAAGGAGGCATAAGAATGAGCGCCTTTAATGATACTGGTTGGTTTGACCCAGCTCCTCCTACTGGGACTGGAGAGCCTGGTCCTATGGGTCCTCCTGGTCCTAAAGGAGATACTGGTGACACTGGACCTGCTGGCCCACAAGGTCCTGCTGGTGCAGACTCTACTGTTCCCGGTCCAGAAGGTCCAGCGGGTCCTCAAGGCATCCAAGGAGAGAAAGGTGAAGAAGGGCTAGTATGGAGAGGTCCCTATAATCCCCTTACTCAATATATAAAAGATGATGTAGTTTACTATCTAGGCTCTTCTTATGTAACTACTGCTGATGTAATAGGAATTGCTCCTCCCGCTAATCCTTGGGATTTAGTAGCTCAGAAGGGAGCAGACGGTACAGGAGGCGGTGGCGGTGATGTATATACTGGCACTGGTGGTATCTTAGATGGTGGCAGTAGAATGAACCCAGATGGATTTAATGATGGAGGCACAAGAGTATAATGGCTATTTGGAAAGTTCCACGTCTTACCTCAGCTGAACGCTTGCTTCTCACTCCTGCTCAGGGAGAACTCCTCTTTGATACTGATGAGAATGATTACTATGGTGGTGATGGCCTAACTCCTGGTGGTATCTACATGGGTGGGGCTACTAACATTCCATTCTATGACTCTACTCCGGCTCCCGATTCTGGTGCAGGCTCTCCTGGTATTTCTACTAATGTAAGCCGGGGAGATCACGTTCACCCTGCTACTTCCGGAGGAAGCTTACCTGATGGTGGTACAGCAGGACAATTTTTAATTAAGACTTCCTCCACAGATGGTGATGCTGATTGGAACTCTCGCAATGTAATAGGTATTGGTTCTATTAATACAGTTGGTGCTCTAGGAGTTGAGAATGTCATAGCTTCTTTCGTAAATGATAAGATTGCTCCTGGTCCTAATCAATCTTATGGTACTGATGCTAATGGGGAAAGAGGCTGGTTTGCTAGAACAACTACTGAGATCTATTCAGGTGTTTGGAAATTCCTAGGTAGTACATCATTACCACTAAATGCTGGTTCCTGTAAGCGTAATAATACAGACCCACTATTAGTTAATACTATTTGGGCTACTGTAATTGATGCTGATTCTGTTGCTCAGGACAAGCTTGATAATTTAATTGCTGGAGATCAGTTAATAAGCTCCTTAGAAGATAATCCTAGTGATACAGTTCAGTATGAAATAACTGGTCCTATAGTTACCTCAGGTGGCTCACCACAGTATTACACTATACCTGTGGCTTATGTTTCTGGTG